GAACATCGCCCCTCTTTTTTATTTGGCAAGGAGGAAAACTAATGCATAAAGCACTAATCAACTTCATCGATGCGGAAACTCGCAAGGAATACAAAGTCGGTGATGAATTCGATACAACAGGAATGACGGATGAACGAATCCACGAATTGACGACCGAACACAATCGAATTGGTGTTCCACTTATCGGTGAAGTAGAAGAAACAGAAACGACAGAAGTATTCACAACAATGAAAAGCGAGGTATTTGAATAATGGGTAAGATTATCGACATCACAGAACAATTAAATTTTGAATCAAAACCAAAAATCAAAATCAAGAACGTAACCATCGAAGTAGATGATTCAGCTCCAACAGCACTCAAGCTCATGGAAGTGATGAGCGGAGTTGATGGGGATCCGACTGTTGCTCAAATGAAGAGCTTGTATGAAATCATCTTCAACGAACAAGACCGTGTGAAGATTGAAAAATTAAGTTTAAATCTAAAAAGCTGGATGGCTCTCATTCGTGAGGCAATCAATTTGATTGTAGGAGACCAAGAAGCGGGGGAATAGGTGAGCCATATTACGACATTTTTGAAGACTGGGACTTGATGGTCTCGTCTTTTAGAACGCAATATGGCATCTCGTTCTATTCTTATGATTTTAAAGAAATGAAATGGAAAGAATTCAGAGCTCTAGTCTCTGGACTTTCATCGGAGACTCCTCTTGGACGAATTATCCAAATTCGAAGCGAGGACGACCCAAAAATGCTCGAATCGTTCTCACCGGGGCAACATCGAATCCGAGACGAGTGGCGAAATAAACGAGCAAAACAACGAACACAAGAAGAGCTTGATGCGGTTCTCAAGGAACTTCAACAAGCATTTTCTGAATGGTAGTAAGAAGGAGGTGGACAAATGGCAACTAAAATCGGCGATGTTGAATTGGGATTGGTGGTGAATCAACAAGGATTCACGAATCAATTGAATGGAATCCAACAAAAAGTCATGGGCTTTGCGAAAGTCTTAGCTGGTGCGTTTGCGGTCAAGAAACTCATTGATTTTGGTTCTGAGGCAATCAAGCTCGGGTCCGATTTGAATGAAGTTCAAAACGTGGTTGATGTGGCATTCCCTAAGATGTCGAAACAAGTTGACGAATTCGCAAAATCGGCAATGTACGCATCGGGATTGTCTGAGACGATGGCTAAACGCTACACAGGGACATTCGGTGCAATGTCCAAGGCTTTTGGATTTAGTGAACAACAAGCCTATGAGATGTCCACAGCGTTGACGAGCTTGGCGGGGGATGTAGCATCGTTCTACAACATAAGCCAAGACGAGGCGTACACGAAATTGAAATCTGTATTCACAGGTGAGACCGAAACATTGAAGGACTTAGGGGTCGTAATGACTCAAACAGCTCTTGATGCATATGCGATGGCGAATGGATTTGGGAAGACCACCGCTGAGATGTCTGAGGCGGAGAAAGTGGCTCTAAGATTCGCATTCGTTCAAAGTCAACTAGCTCTTGCAAGTGGTGACTTCGCAAGGACAAGCGATTCATGGGCGAACCAAGTGCGGATCATGAAATTGCAATTCCAATCGTTCATGGCATCCGTTGGGCAAGGACTCATCAATCTGTTCACGCCTGTGATTCAAGTTCTTAACTTCCTACTAAGTAAACTCTTAACTGTCGGGAACGCATTTAGGGCTCTTACTGAGCTATTGACGGGTAAGAAGTCACAAGCAGGAGGTGGGATACAAGAGACCGCCGATGCTGTCGGGAACCTTGCGGACAATATGCAAGGGGCAGGTGGTGGAGCTGGCGACATGGCTGATGCTGTGGATGATGCTGGTGGAGCTGCTGACAAGGCTGGCGGTGCTGCTAAGAAGGCAGCAAAAGAGATGAAGTCTTTGATGGGCTTCGATAAAATCAACAAACTATCCGAACCAAATGACGACTCTGGCGGAGGCGGAGGCGGCGGAGGAGGAGGTAAAGGCAAAGGAAAAGGCGGTGGAGGTGGAGGCGGTGGTCTCCAACCAAAAGGTGCTCAAGTTGACATGGGCAAGATTGCCGAAGGGGACAACCAATTGAAGAAATTCTTCGAAGACCTCTTTGGACGAATTGGTGAGCTTATCGCTAAATTCAAAGCTGGATTCGATGCCGCATTCCACTCCGAAGGTTTGGAACGCATGAAAGTGGCTCTTGAGAGAATCGGAGCTACCCTCCAAGAAATCTTCACGGATCCACAAGTCGTCCAATCGTTCAATGATATGTTGGACAAGTGGGCTTATGCTTTGGGTCAATTTACTGGTGCGATTGCTTCTGTCGGAGTGGGAATCGGTGTATTCCTTACTGAATCCATCGCAAATGCATTGGACAACCACAAGGAGCAAATCAAGAAAGCTCTTGTCAATACAATGGATGCGACTGGGGACATGATGAAAGCTGCTGGAAACATTGCTCAAGCTATCGGCGATACTATTTACAAGGTATTGACGAGCGAAGGGGCTGTGAAGATAGGTGAAGCCATCGCAGGGGCGTTCATTAGTCTATACGTTGATATCAAAGAAATCGGAGCGAAACTTGGTCGTGACTTGATGAAGGCTTTCGAGACGATTATCACGAAGAATGCTCCGAAACTTACAGAAGCATTCAATACAATGTTGAAGAATATTGCTCCAATCTTCAAAACGGTCGAGAAAGCCGTTGAAGATGTTGGAAAGATGTTCAAAGGTGTTTACGATGACACTATCGGTCCATTGATTATTCAATGGGGCGAAATGATATCGGGACTTGTTGGAACAATTATCGATGGATTCAACAATCATGTGAATCCAATCCTTGAAAAAGTTGGAAAAGCATTTGGTGGAGTTTACGACCAATACGTGAAGCCTATGATTGATTCGTTTGGTGGTGCAATTTACAGTCTAGGTCAAGCAATTAGCAGCCTATGGACAGCACTTGAACCAATCTACAATCTACTTGCGAGCTCATTAGGACCCGTTCTTGGTGTGATTGCGGGGGTTCTTGGTGGTGTTCTTTTAGCGGCACTCGTTGCCATATCACTAGCATTGAAAGCTGTATTTGATTTACTAAGCTTCCTATTCGACATCTTGAGAAATGTCGTTGATGCTATAACGAACGCAGCAAGTCAATTGATGACCGCACTCCCAGAAGGCTTCCAAGCTGCTTGGGATGGAATTGTGGCGATATTCGGTGGAATAGGTCAATGGTTTGCGGATCGTTGGAATGACATCGTGACCGAATTCTCGAATGTTCCAACATGGTTCAACACAGTATTCCAAACAGCGTGGAACAACATCGTGAATGTGTTCAAAGCTATCGGGCAATGGTTCAAGGATAGATGGAATGATGTGGTGAACGCACTATCGAATGTGGCGACATGGTTCGGGACAATGTTCAAGAACGCATGGAATGGAATCGTGAACGTGTTCAGCGTGGCAGGTTCATGGTTTAGTGGCATTTGGGGGGGCATCAAAGCGGGGTTCTCTGGTGTGGTTGAATTCTTCCGAGGAATCTTCCAAGGAGCTTGGAACACGATTACGAGCATCTTCTCAACAATTCCAAATTGGTTCAGCAACATCTTCTCAAAAGCATGGGCAGGAGTTCGAGATGTATTCTCGACTGGCGGTCGCATCTTCATGGGAATCACTGAAGGGATTCTCGGAACGTTCAAGACGGTCGTGAATGGAATCATCGGAGGTATTAACCGAGTGATTACAATCCCGTTCAATGGAATCAATGGAATCCTTGATGGGATCCGTGGAATCAGCGTGATGGGTGTGAGCCCATTCTCTTGGATTGGAAGAATCAGCACACCTCAAATCCCAATGCTGGCTCAAGGGGGATTCGTTAAGGCGAACACTCCACAATTGGCGATGATTGGGGATAACAAGCACTACGGGGAAATTGTGGCACCAGAGAACAAGATGCTTGCAATGGCTCGTGAAGCTGCTCGATTATCGAAAGATTCGAACAGTAGTGCGGAAGTAGTGATGTTATTAAGACAATTAGTCACACTTGTGGGTGGCTTGGACTTGAACATCGATGGCGAATCGGTTACAAGAAAAATCTTTGATATCGCAAACGGGATACAACAAAGAACCAATCAACCTTTATTAGATTTCTAGGAGGTGCATAGAGTGAGCGAAATTATAGTGAATGGAGTTGCTCTTGCATCTCCTACATCAATATCACATAGCGATGAAATCATTTGGAGCTCTGGGACTGGTCGAAGTGCGAACGGTCAAATGAGCGGAGATGTCATCGCAAACAAGAAAACAATTCAAATCTCTTGGGGAATCTTAACTCAAGATGAATATAACGCCATTCGAAACATCCCAAGCGGGTTCTTCAATGCGGTCGTTCTAGGTCAATCGATTAGAGCGTATCGAAGCACAATTTCGGGAAGTTGTATGGGTACATTTAGCGATGGCATAACTTACTACAACGATGTATCGACATCGTTCATTGAGCAATAGGAGTGATAAAATGCTAGAAACAACACAAGAGTATAGAGATGCGATTGTGTCTGATGTTCGAGTGATTCACGCCTCCTTCACGCTCAACAATCAGACTTACGATAAGTCACATCTAAAGAAAATCGAACATGATGCTTCCATCTCTGGAGGCTCATCGTTCGTCCCTGGTGGCACATTCATCAATTCCCTATCTGTCGAATTGAATCAGATAGTCGAAGGAATTGAGGAGATGATGCCATCAACAGCGAGCCTCGGTGTTCAAACAATTGACGGTCAAGCGGCAATGTTGCCCCTTGGTCGTTTTTTTGTGACCGAAATCAAGCTCGACCGTAACTCTAAAGTTACAAAATTAAAGCTTCAAGATGAATTCGTGAGATTGCTTGGTCCGTATGAGAGTAAACTCTCGTATCCAACAGGAACACGAGAAGTCTTCCAAGAAATCGTGACGATGACTGGGATTCCCGTGAGTGATGCCATCAATCTTCCAAATGTGTCCATCAAGACCAAATTGGAAAAGGCAACATTTAGAGATGCCATCATGTATCTCGCTCAATTGGATGGCACGTTCGCACGATTCAATCGTGATGGCAAGCTCGACTTCATCGATTTGAAGGCTACAACGAAACAAATCACGAGAAGCCAATATGGAGCTACTGGATTGGTACGAGACGAAATCAAGTACAAGCTCGGATCCATTGAATGTACTGTCGATAAGACCAAGATTGTATCGGGGAATCGTTCTGGGAACAAGATGGTTCTCAAGAATCCATGGATGACTCAACAATTGCTCGACCGTTTATATAACAAGTACAGAGATTTGAGCTTCTATCCATACGAACTATCATGGCGAGGCGATATCGACACCGAACCCGGTGATTGGGTCTCAGTCTTTTGGGGTTCGGAGAATACACGATTCGACATTCCTGTGTTCTCGCATCACATCACATTCGATGGTGGATTGAGTTCGAAGACGAATGCAAAAGAATCGGGACAATCTCAATCACAATACAAGTATCGTGGACCCGTACAAGAGAAGCTTGACTACATCGAAAGCCTTACGACCAAGATTGGTCGCTTATATTTGGACGAGGCTGAGCCTATCAATCCTAAAGAGGGCGACAAGTGGATGAAGCCTAGTGGTGGATATGCCATCATGTATGAACGTGTAGATGGTGAATGGATCCGTAAAGTGGACACCGCTGATTTGAATAAAATCATCGAGACCATTACGACCGATGAAGTTATTGCGAAGAAGATTAGTGCTGGATTGATTCAATCACTAGAAATCAACGCACGACAAATCACAGCGGGCTCTCTCGATTTGAATCGAATCTCAATCACGAATGGCAGCAAGCCAATCATGGAAGTTCGAGATGGCAAAATCTACTTCGATGTTTCTAGTGTCGAAGATTTTAAAAAGCCAATCAAAGAAGTCGAAGCAAAGCTCGAGTTGAAGGCTGACAAGCTCATCACAGAAGACCAATTGAAGCATCTACAAGACCAACAATTGGTGATGATGCAAGAGATGAAAGCAAAAGCGACTCTTGAGACGGTCTTGGAGTGGAAGGCTAAGTATGAATCATTCGTAAAATCGAACGAATCAGACAGAAAGCAAGCACAAGATGACCTTGTGTCGCTCTCTCAACGCATGATTGGGATTCAAAACGATTTAGGCTCTATGACAGCTATTTGGAACGCTATCGACAGGAACATGAAATTCGGGAATGAAGGGCTCTCGATTGGGAATCCTCAAGGGGATAGCTCGATTCTTGTGTCCGATAATCGAATTTCGATGATGAGTGGTGGTCGAGAGGTTATGAGCATCTCGCAAGGTGTGATTCACATCGACAATGGGGTGTTCACGAAATCGATTCAAATTGGGTACTATGTCGAATCGCAATACAACGTGAATCCAAAATACAACGTAATTCGATACGTTGGTCCGTAGGAAAGGAGGTAAAAAATGGGAATTCAATACTTCGATGGGAACTGGCACACTTATATTCGATATGAAGTGAGTACGCTATCCCAAGACCGTGTGGCAAACACTACGACCGCACGGGTAAGCTTGTACATCGGGAATGACCCAGGTGGATATGAAATCCAATTTGACCCAACCTACGGGGCATACATGGGAGTTCAGATTGCAGGTCAAAACAAGTACTTAGAAATTGAGAACCTCTTCATCAAAGGTTCAGAGAAATTAATTGGAAGTGTGGACTTCACATTCACTCACGATGATGATGGACAAGCAACACGCAAGATTCTTTTGTGGTCGGGTTCTACGAGTGGCATCAATTACGATGGATGGTATTTGGGCTCAATTGACACGAGCTTCACACAAACGTTCGCTAAGATTCCAAGAATGTCGAAGGTCGCATCCGTATCTGGAACGAGAGAACTCGGGCAAGAGCTCACAGTCACTCTTGACAGAAAGGTCGAATCGTTTACCCACCAAGTATGGTATAAGGTATGGGGCTCTGATTGGTACGATTTAGGAACAGGACTTGGAACGACAGTCAAATTCACACCATCGCCCGAGAATGCACGAAAGAATGTGAACGTGGCATCGAGCACATTTGACATTTGTGTTCGAACGTTTGATGGCGATAAACAAATCGGTATTGATGAGTATAGCGTTGGATGGCATATCGGACTCCCTAGTGGAACACAACCAACGCTTGAGAGCATTGAGCTTGTTGACAAAGCGAAAGCAACCAAAGACATCGTGGGCAAGAATACATTCGTCCAAACGTTCTCCGAGATGGTCGGAACGTTCAAAGGGATGGAGGGCACTTACGGATCCACAATCAAGACATTCCATGCTGAGGTCGTAGGTCAGAAGATGGCAATCACCTCGAATGGTGGCACATTCCAATTCTTCAAGAACTATGGTGATTACAATGTCGAAGCGTATGTCATCGATAGTCGAGGGCTCAAGTCCAATGTTGTGACCGTACCAATCAAGGTGCTTCAATACTTCGCTCCGATGCTTTCGTTTGAAGCGGTTCGAGGCGGTGGAGACCAACAAACGATTGTCGTCCGAAGAACAGCCAAAATCGCACCACTCATGGTCGATGGAGTTCAGAAGAATCCAATGCGTTTGAAATTCAAAGTCAAACCCGCTTATGACGGATACTTCACGGACAACAAGGGCGGAGGAGTTGATTCATTAGTCATCAACTCACTCACGAATTCAAATTCGGACTTGTTTGGGGCATTCGCTGCTGATAAGGCTTGGATTGTCGAAGGTACAATCTCGGATGCTTATGCAAGCTTCACATTCACCGCTCCAATCGTGGGACCCGAAGAGGTAGTCCAATGTAGGACTCCGAAGGGGACAGGATTCGGAAAGGTGTGGGAACGTGGGGCGCTCGATGTGGGTGGAGATATCTACTCAAATGGCGAGCTGGTCCAGGTCGGGAAGCTCACGCAGTCGAATGGTAAATCATTAAAAATTACCGGGTCAGCGAATGATTTCATGAAGACCGGTTTGTACTATTCCCACAATATGGACGACCTGCCGGATGGACTGAATATGTATCAAAAGTACGGTTATTTACAAGTGAATACTCATCCGGATGATGCGAATTTTGCCCTGCAGATTTATATTCCGCATAATACGGACATTATGTTCATGCGGCGTAAAACGAACTATGGCTGGCAGAAGTGGGTTCAGTTCACTCCGAGCAATAGTTCGACCAATCCTAAATGGACCGATGCTGCATTAAAAAGTGGCTGGAGGAATACAACCGACTATGGCGATGTGCAATTCTCGAAGTCAGTTGATGGCACGGTGTACTTCCGTGGAACTGCTAGGGGTGGAAATACCACGAATGAGACGGTCATCTTTACGCTTCCTGAAGGATACAGACCCGAGAAGCAGTTATATTTAACGGCACTAAATAATAGTTATGGTATAGCTATTATCGCAGTACGGCCTAACGGGGATGTAGTGATAAAATCAAATGTTGACTCGCACTGGTTAAATTTCGATAATATCAACTTTAGAATTTAGGAGGAAAATTTATGAATTTAGAACAAGCAAAAACTCGCAAGACTCAACTTGAGAGAGAGGTTGAAGTCGCAAAAGAAGAAATCTATACATTCTCGATTGATAAGTCGAAGCTTGAGCAGCAAGCTCAGAACTTACAAGACAAAATCGAATTTAAGAGTCGAGACCTCAACACCAAACAACAAGAAATCAACACTCTGGCAACAGCGATTGAGGTCATGGAACGATGAATCCATTCTTCTCCGATGCGGTCGTAATCGCTGTGATAGGTGGTGTTGTGAGCGTGATTACGGCACGAATATCGGCTCAATCAAAGAAGAATGCTGAGAACATATTGAATCGATTGAGCGATATGTCTGAGCAAATCCAAGATGTGAGAATGTATGTTCAGAAAGTCGAGAGTATTGGAAACGACAATCGAGAAGGTATTCGAACCACAGCAAGATTCAGACTATACGACACAATGTCAAGAGCCATCGAACGTGGATGGACAACAGTCGATGAAGCTCGAGAGATTGGCAAGCTTTACAAAGCATACGTGAATCTTGGGGGGAATGGAGAAATCCATGACTTACATAAAATCTTCTTGAGATTGCCAATCAAATCAAAAACAGAAATCAATATACAAATAAGAGAGGATGTTTAATATGGAACAATTACAAGCAACAATCATCAATGGAATCGTGAGCATTTTAGTAGTCTTAGTAGGGTTAGCATTCACAGGCTTGAAGGGATTCATCGAAACTAAAGCGACAGAATTGAAAGCCAAAACAGATGCTAAGAACTACGAGCTTGCAAAATCAATCGCTCACACGGTCGTGAACGCTGTGGAACAAATCTTCCGAGATGTCCATGGTGCAAGTCAAGACAAGTTCCAAGTGGCTTTCGATAATGTGACGAAAGAGCTTGAAAAAGCTGGAATCAATTTGGATGATGAATCCAAGAAGGTATTGATTGAATCTGTCGTGAATGGATTCAATGAATTGAAAAATATTGAAGGCTAAGAATACGGATCCACAGAGGGCTCATTGCGAGTCCTCTTTTTATTTAAAGAAGGGAGGAACGTATGGAAAAAGTAATCGAGAAATATTTGAGTATTACATCAGCCAATCGAGTCGTTGAGAATTTATATCATGAAATTTATAGCAAAGACAAAGGAACAGCAACATTCAAGTTCACTATTGATGAATTGACAGCTTCAAAGGTTCTTTGTCTCTTTTATTTCAAGTACACAAAACGTTATAAGACGGTAGAAGCTACAATCGAGGGCAACAATATTACAGTTCCATTCGATAGCTCACTAATCACTACCGATGAACCTGTTGTGGGATACATCTATTTTGAAAAAGTAGAGAAATCAACGGATGTTTACTCATTCTTATTCAATGTACGTGTTAGTGAAATTGATAAGGCTCAAGAAACACCGCTCATCGAACGAGTGACGGGGCGTGTGGTTGATGTTGAGAACATCGTAACGAAACAAGAACTAGACGAGCTTTTCAACAAAATCAAAGCACAAGGTGGCACGTATGACGACAGCTCATTGCGTGGCGAGATTTCGCAAATTACTGGCAAAATTGAGGCTTTAGAACAAAAGACGGATAAAGACACCATCTATGACGATGAGCCCTTAAAACGCCGAATATCAGCTTTAGAGAACAAGCCCGAAATCGACACAAGCAACTTCGCAACCAAACAGGAACTACAAAATATTGCCTTAACGCCCGGACCGAAAGGAGACAAGGGTGAAGCTGGTGAACGTGGACCGATAGGACCGATAGGACCGCAAGGATTGACGGGACCAAGAGGGGCAGACGGTCAGCAAGGCTTACAAGGTATTCAAGGGGCAACGGGTCCTAAAGGCGAGAACGGTCGAGATGGTCGAGATGGCGTGGGTATTCCACAAAAATTAAGCATCGCTGGGAACGTTGTGACTCTGTCTGATGGTGGTGGAAGCATCACACTCCCAACTACCA